TGCACCGCCGCTAGGGATGGGAGCCGTTTTCACTAAATAGTAATTCGTACCTCCATTAGCTATATAAACATCTACATTAATTGCAGTGCCTAATATATTAGCGAGTGATATGCCTACAATCGTATCATAACTATCGAAGTTAGATCCATTAGGAATATCTGTAGCAGCTGTTCCTATTGCCGATTCTTTATATCTACGAAAATTCTGTGCCAATCTATCCTCCTATATTATAATGCAACGGCCATTGCAATGCTAAAGCCTGCTGTTGCTAAAGTTGATGGGTCAACCCCATTAACTGTATTAACTTGTAAATCATTAATTGCATTGTAAATTTCATCTGAACCATCTACATAAATGATTGCGTCTTTTCCAGCTGTAACAGTATACGTTGTCGCACCTGTTCCTGCTGTACAAACAATATCATTACTATCTGAAGTATTATTTAAAACATAATACCACATTAATTTATTAGGGAATGTGACTGTACATGTAGCTCCTGGACTACCACCAAAGTTTAAAATTTTACAACGTCCATCTTCTCTTGCATAAGTTGTTGGATCATTTGTAAAAGTTAATGTTTTAGTAGCGCCAGATAAAGTAACTGCGATGACTTGATTAATCATGTCATCAAGACGTTTTAAATTATCGTTAGTCTGATCACCCCAAGTGTTATCATTTTCACCTGTGGTCATCAAACGCAGTTCTGCGTTAGACCATGTTGAAGCCATAAATTACTCCTATACTATTCTAAGAATAGCTGTTCCCGCTGCTGCAGCAGGAAATTCAATTTTAAATGTACCGCCAGATACAGAATAATCAGCTCCAAAATCAATTACCATTACAGATGAATTGCCATCACTTGAATTATAAATGAGACAACCACGTGTTGTAAATGTTGCTGAAGTCCATTCAGTATCATTGAAATCTGTAAATGCGGTTGTTCCACTAGAAGTTGGACTTACATTTGTTAATGTATTACCCCCTGTAGTGTAACCACTTCCTGATGCCAACTCATCTGAACTACTTGTCATTTCAGAGTAGTTAGTTGTAGCTGCCCCAAATGTTCCTGATATCGAAGCGTTTGCTTTAAATAGAGCACACTTAAATGCGTCCGCTCCATTATTGAAATCCTGATCACCTTCAAGAAGTTCTACTTTAAAACTGGTACATATTGCTGATGTTAAAGCCATATTATCCCCTTGTTCCTATTTCACCTTTTACGTTTTCGTCGCTTCTTACACGACCTTGTTCAAAAGCTAAAAATGTCTGCAATGCTCTATCATATAATCCCCTATATCTATCTAAGATCTCTTGAGGAGATTTCATAAATTGCGCTGCTTCTATTAAAGCTCCATATAATATCACGTCAGGAGCATAGTCTCCTAGATAAGAATTTGCATTCCCAGATCCTAACCCTGTCGGCATTATAGTATACCCTATTTCCAACGCAGTGTCAATAGTTGGCCTAGGAGAAAATATCCATTGCATGCCTCTATCGGATGCTGAATATGTACCCTCACCATAAGGTGCATAATAAAAAGGCCCACCACTTTCTGCTGTTGTAATAGTTTGTGTATATTCACGAACAAATGTATGATCTTTTTCCATCAAAAATTCGCCCGTTTTAATTTTAATATACCTAGTAACAAATAAGTCTTGAGGCATATCATAAAATCCATTATTTGCTGATAATGTAATATCTGTTGTCTTTCTGTAGGCTGTAATGTCAGCTTCCCTTACCAATCGTTGTTCTGCCAATTGAATACATAAATCCACAGGAGCCACTCCAGATCCTGTTGCTGTAGTAAATTCTGTGGCATCATTTTCTGTCCAATCCAGAATTGCTTGTTTTAATTGTACATAAGTTAAACCCATATTATTGACCCCATAAATCGTGACCCCAAAGGAAATTACCCCAACTTGGAGATGTTACGCCTATTGTACCTTGTTCTGCGGTCATAGTCAAGCCAGATGGCGAAACTGTAGTTACTTCTACAGCCGTTACTGTACCTTGAGACGCCGTCATGCTAAAGCCTGTTACAGCTTCTATGCCATGTATTTTAACTGTTCCTTGAGAAGTTGTTAATTCAAATCCTGATGGAACTTCTATTCCTGCAATTCTTACAGTTCCTTGTGCAGCAGTTACTGCTATTCCATCTGGAACTTCTGTTAAATCAAGTACTACAGTACCCTGACTTGAAGTTAATTCAAATCCCTCTGAATCCTCAGTTGTGGATATATTAATTGTACCTTGTGTCGCTGTTGCGAATAATCCTGTTGGGATTTCAGTTGATAGAAGTGTTACACTTCCTTGTGCTGCTGTTAATTCGAATCCTTCTGCTACTTCATCTGCTGAAATTGTTATACTACCTCGTGATGCAGTTAAAGTAAATCCATCAACTTTATGAACAGTAGCAAGAGTAACAGTTCCTTGTTGTGTTGCTAATTGGAAACCTGGTACATCTTCACTAACTCCAATGTTAGGATAACCTATATTGACTTGTGCTTGTGCTGACCATGCACCATAAAGAGGCCCTAATCTTGCAGTTGTTGTAACTGAATCTACATTAGGACGAGGATCATATAAAACATTTCCTTGTCCAGATGCTCTTCTTAAATATTTTTGTGGATCGAGTTGTGGTTGTTTTTCTTCCCACTCTCGTTTAGAAACTCTTGCGCCCGTCCATTCAGTACGTGCGTCTTTATATTTTATTTTCCAACCAGATCTATCACTGATTAAAACCGCATGTTTACCTTTTGCGTAACGTGGCATATAATCTTACCTATACTGGACTAATTTGTGGCTGTACTATAAAACTAACTCGTTCTCTATCTTCTTCTTTTGCTAATTGCCAATCACGTTCATACAAAGGTATTAAAGTTGCCAATCTATCTGGTGCCTGTTTGACAGCAAGTTCTACAGATAAACCACTTACTAATGCTGGCAAATATCTTTTTGGAATTTCAGGATTTTGGTTATATGTTGTACTTATATCTTCTGCGTACATAATAGTCCAACCAACATATTGATAATATGTTTGATTAGGTACAGGCCATAAATACATTTTATGTGTATATGGACCTGATGAATCAAATTGTGTTCTTCTTTCTAATGCAAATTGAACAGGTTTTCCTTTTGTCCATTTATTTGGAATAGCCATATAATCATCAAGACTAATACGTTCCATTGGAATGTCATTAGGTTCGCCCGCAGTTTGATTATTTCTTACCACACCATCTAAAACATCTGCATGTATAGATGAATTAAAAGTAATATGATCTTGATCTTTAGTCATATTAGCAGTATGAAACTTTAACTGGAATAAATGTACACCTTCATTAGCCCATTTAGTTAATAATAAATTTAAAGAACGTCTTGCCGTCTTTAAATCATACCCACTCTCTGGACTAGCACCTATTCTTTCGTACGCTTCTTGTATAATCTCGGCTGTATCTAGACTAAAATTCCATGTACCCGAAGTAGCCATAGTGCCCCCTTTACATTAATGCGCGCGTAATAACAAATAATAATTGACCTAAAACCATTATACCAATGGTATACATAACTTTATTAATAGTATTTATTTTTTCTTCAATATGCTTTAAATGATTATCTTTTATTATAGCTACACGTTCACTTAATATTTTAATTTCACTTTTTAACTCAGTAATTTCTAAATCGTATTTAGATATATCATCTGACATTTTTAATTCCAGTATAATGTTACTGTTGCGCCACTACCAGTTAAATCCGCAAAGATATTAGTTTCACAAACTCTTCCCATTGCTGGAACAGTATAACTTGTTGAACCTTTAGCTGCTACAGATAAACCTAAAATTTTAGTACCGCCTGAAGTATGTCCGTCATAAATAGCTACATTAGCATCTGCACCAGATCCTGCCTCCAATACTACACCCAATAAACGTTGTCTATGGGCGTTAGTAGCTTGGCCGTCAGAAGTTCCATCAGCTGTTAAATGAGTAGAAAATGAATCACCTTGTATTGTCATGTTAACTCCTTTAAATGGGGAGACCGAAGCCTCCCCTAGTTATATTAGCTTAAGTTATTATTTTGTATGTATAAAACAGTTGCTGTTGCAGCTCCAGTAGAGCCATCTTCAGTTCCTGCTACAAAATCTGCGAATACTTCCATATCAGTAGTTCCGACATCAGTTGCTTCAGTATCTAAAGTACCATGTGTAGTTCCTAATGCTTTAACGTTTTGTAAACTAATGAATGCATTATCATCTGTACTATCACCAATAGATACAGTTGCTGTTCCACTATCATTATTTACAGTTGTGACATTTAAAATTACATCTATAATTTGTGAATTAGCTGGAACGATTGCAACACGTTGATTTAACGCATCTGCTCCAATAATATCCAACACAACAGATTGTGCCATTACTACTGACCCAATGTTAGTTACATTAGTACCAATTGTGGTACCTGTTGTAGCTGAAATGTTACCCGCTTTAATCGGGCCTGAAAAAGTAGTTGTTCCCATAGTCTTACTCCTT